AAATGCACCAACCAAAACAGAGTTGTCCACATTGTCCACACTGTCCACACTCTGCTGCCTGCTGTAAGGCTTTTCTTTACAGCCTGTCAGCTGGCAGCAGGTTTCTGTTTGCATTTTGATGGGGGGGGTAGGGCCTTGGGGGAAGGGCCTTCGTGGACGATGGTGTCAGAAGAAATTTTTATTTTTTAATGCAAATTGCAAATAACGCCCAGCATTTAACGTGACGCGTTACATGTATGTAAAAACGCATTTCGTGTACACGTACACACGATGTGTATGCGTTATCGACATACACTTGACACCACGCATGTAAACCAATACCATGCGCTAATGACATTCCTATCGATACCTTTTACGCCACGCGAGGTAAAAGCCACCGAATCGCGTTTACAGGCGATATACGACGCAGCCAAGTTGGGGCTAAAGAACGACTCATTGGCCTTAGCTGCTGGCATGTTGCCGTCCGAGTACCGGCAGTTGTGCCAGCTAGACCCCGTGGCGGAGATGGCGGCGCAGAAAGGTAAGGCAGACGGTGAGCTAGAGATGGCCCAGGTGCTAATCAAATCAGCCAAGGACGGTGACGCTAAGTCGGCACTAGCCGTGCTACAGCATGCACACGCGTGGACGGCGAAGACCGAGATCAGTGTGGATGTGTACCAAAAGATAAGTATTACTCAGGCATTAGCCGAGGCTCAATCGCGTATCATTGAAGGCACCGTCGTAGACAACCAATAATGCAATTACCTATATATAGTTCGGACGAAGAACAACTCCTCATGTCAAGGCTGTGGGATCCGCGTGTTGCGGACGACCCTGAAGCGTTCGTGCTGTTCGCGTTCCCGTGGGGCCAACCTAACACGCCACTAGCTAAGTTCAAAGGGCCACGCACCTGGCAGCGCGAGGTGTTAAGGACAATAGCCACTCACATCAAGGACAACCGAGGCGAGGTCGACATGTCGACACTGCGCGAGGCGGTCAGTAGCGGACGGGGTATAGGGAAGTCGGCGCTGGTCAGCTGGCTCATAATGTGGATGTTATCGACACGGATAGGCAGCTCAGTTGTCGTCAGCGCCAACAGTGAGTCACAACTGCGGTCAGTCACCTGGGGTGAGTTGACTAAGTGGCAGGCCATGATAATAAACTCACACTGGTGGGAGATTTCGGCAACCAAGCTGGTGCCAGCGAAATGGGTGTGCGAGCTAGTGGAGCGTGACTTGAAAAAAGGTACGCGGTACTGGGCGGCAGAAGGCAAACTGTGGTCGGAAGAAAATCCTGACTCGTACGCTGGTGTCCACAACCACGACGGCATGATGTTGATATTTGACGAGGCAAGCGGTATACCTGACACGATATGGTCAGTGGGGGCTGGCTTCTTTACAGAGAACATATTAGATCGGTATTGGTTTGCGTTCAGCAACCCGCGTCGCAACCAAGGGTATTTCTTTGAGTGCTTTAACTCTAAACGGGACTTTTGGCATGGCAGACAAATTGACGCGAGGCAGGTCGAGGATACGGATAAAGCGGTATATGAACAGATTATTGCCGAGTATGGCGAAGACTCTGCACAGGCGCGGGTCGAGGTATACGGTGAGTTTCCATCGGCAGGTGAAGACCAGTTTATCAGCCCGATGGTTGTTGAGGACGCATTCAAACGTGAGAGATATAAGGATACGACTGCACCTATCGTTATCGGGGTTGATCCGGCACGTGGGGGCGCAGACAGCACGGTCATCGTCGTGCGTCAAGGGCGTGACATCGTGGCCATTAAGCGCTATCAAGGCGAAGATACAATGACCGTCGTTGGCCGAGTGATTGAAGCCATAGAAGAATACAAACCAGTGATGACCGTCATCGACGAGGGCGGACTGGGGTACGGGATATTGGACAGGCTAACCGAGCAGCGGTACAAGGTGCGCGGTGTGAACTTTGGTTCACGGGCTAAGAACTCTATAATGTGGGGCAACAAGCGGGCCGAGATGTGGGGTGCAATGCGGGAGTGGCTACGCAGTGCCAGCATACCGGAGGATAGAAAATTAAAGTCTGACTTGACAGGCCCGATGAAAAAGCCTAATAGCAGCGGGACGATATTCTTAGAAGGCAAGAAAGAGATGAAGGCCAGGGGCATGGCAAGTCCGGACGCAGCAGACGCGTTATGCGTGACATTTGCGTTCCCAGTAGCCCATCGAGAATATAGGGTTGACAACGCGCCCCGTAAGTCGTATGCTAATGGTAGCGGAGCATCCAGCTCTTGGATGGGGAGTTAGCTATGCCATTAAAAAAATCATCTAGTAAAGAAGCCTTCCGTGCTAATGTTAAGGCCGAGATAGACGCAGGTAAAAAGCCAGCTCAAGCTGTCGCCATTGCGTACTCTGTTAAACGTGAATCAACTAAAAAAGGCAAAAAATGAAATTAAAACCTTTCGGTGAACGAATTGTAGTAAAGCAAAAAGAAGAAGAACTAACAACGGCCAGTGGCATTGTACTGGCCAAGCAAGCTGAGAAGAAGTTTGAAGGTGTGATTGTTGCAGCAGGCCAAGGCGCCATATTAGATAATGGCACGGTCAGAGCGATGACAGTTAAAGTAGGTGACACAATACTGTTCGGTGAGTATTCAGGACAGAAGTTTAAATACGAAGACGAAGACTATCTTCTTATGAACGAAAAAGACGTGATCGGAATATTAAATGAATGATGACATGACCACCGTTGGGGTTGTCGCTGAAGGTGCTAATAAGCCTAACGACAAAAAAGACATGCTTGCAACGATGCGAAGCCGCTTTACTATGGCGGTTTCTGCGTATTCAGAAAGCCGTGAAGACGAGCTAGATGACTTACGCTTTGAGGCAGGCTCACCGGACAACCAATGGCAATGGCCTGCGGACGTACTGGCTACCCGTGGTTCAGTTCAAGGTCAGACCATCAATGCAAGACCATGCTTAACAATCAATAAGTTACCGCAACATGTTCATCAAGTTACTAATGAACAACGCCAAAATCGCCCTTCGGTGAAGGTAATCCCTGTAGATGATAACGCTGACGTAGAGGTCGCGGAGATATTTGAGGGTGTAATCAGGCATATTGAGTATATTTCAGATGCAGATGTCGCATACGACACAGCATGTGAAAACCAAGTCACCTATGGTGAAGGCTACATCCGTGTACTCACTAAATATTGCGACGACAATTCATTTGACCAAGACCTATACATTGGCCGTATCCGCAATTCCTTTAGCGTTTATATGGATCCTACAATACAAGACCCATGCGGCAGCGATGCCGAGTGGTGTTTTGTTACAGAAGACATGACGAAGGCAGAATACGAGCGTCAGTTCCCTGATGCCGCGCCAATATCGTCTATGATGCAGCAAGGTGTGGGCGACTCCTCACTAAGTCAGTGGTTGACAGAGAACACAGTGCGTGTTGCTGAGTATTTTTACTACGAGCATACGCCAACCAAGCTAAATCTATACCAAGGCAACATGAGCGCCGTAGAAGGCAGCCGTGAAGACAAAGAATTGAAGGCTTTAGGCTTAAAACCGCTTAAATCACGCATGGCAGACGTTAAAAAGGTCAAATGGCTCAAAACTAACGGCTTTGAAGTGCTAGAAGAACAAGATTGGGCGGGTAAATTTATACCTGTTATTCGTGTTGTAGGTAACGAATACGAAGTTGATGGCCGTTTATACGTGTCAGGCTTGATCCGTAACGCAAAAGACGCACAACGTATGTACAACTATTGGGTTTCACAAGAAGCCGAGATGTTGGCACTGGCACCAAAAGCGCCATTCATAGGTTACGGCGGTCAATTTGAGGGTTACGAGACACAATGGAAGACTGCAAATACGACAAATTGGCCGTATTTAGAGGTTAATCCTGATGTAACAGACGGTGCTGGTGCGGTATTGCCATTACCACAACGCGCTCAACCGCCTATGGCGTCTAGCGGTCTATTACAGGCTAAAGCTGGTGCATCTGACGATATTAAGTCCTCAACTGGTCAATACGACTCCAGTTTAGGTGCGACAAGCAACGAACGCTCAGGCCGTGCCATCTTAGCGCGTGAAAAACAAGGCGACACAGGCACATACCACTACGTTGACAACTTAGCGCGTGCTATACGTCACTGTGGACGTCAATTAGTGGACATGATACCTAAAATTTACGATACAGAGCGTATTGCTCGTATTATTGGCGTAGATGGCGAAGTGAAACGGGCTAAAATTAACCCATCACAAGCCGAGCCAGTGAAGAAAATTGTTGATGAAACAGGCGTTGTGATTGAAAAAATCTACAATCCTAGCGTTGGTAAGTACGATGTATGCGTATCGACTGGCCCAAGCTACATGACCAAACGTCAAGAGTCATTAGACGCTATGAGCCAACTATTGCAAGGCAACCCACAATTGTGGCAAGTGGCTGGCGATTTGTTTGTTAAAAACATGGACTGGCCTGGCGCACAAGAGATGGCTAAACGCTTTGCTAAAACTATCGATCCTAAACTACTAAGCGATGCCGACGAAGACCCAGCATTGCAAGCTGCACAGCAACAACTTGAAGCAATGGGCCAAGAGTTAGACCAATTACACGGCATGTTGCAAAACGTCAGCAAATCTATGGAAGCGCAAGACTTGGCAATCAAAGAACAAGAGGCTAACATTAAAGCATACGACGCTGAAACTAAACGTATCAGCGCAGTGCAGGCAAGCATGTCACCTGAACAAATCCAAGACATCGTTATGGGTACAGTTCACGGCATGATGGACAGCGGTGACTTAATTGGCGAGATGCCTGGTAGAGAAATGCCAAACGAAGGGCTAGAACAGCCTGAAGGCATGATGCCTGAAGAACAAATGCAACCTGAACAACCAATGATGCCACCCGAAGGACAAATATAATGAAAGCCTGTGACTTTGTAGGAATACTATTCTTAGCTAGAGACGTGACGCACTCCGTCCACCTAAATACTAGAAGCTACTCTAAGCATAAGGCTTTGCAGAAGTTTTATGAGAGCATAATTGACTTAGCAGACGGTTTTGCTGAAGCCTATCAAGGCCGCCACGGTTTGATGGGGCCTATTTCGCTTCAGTCAGCTAAGAAAACTACAAACGTGATTGATTTTCTACAAAATCAACTAGAAGAAATTGAAGCGAATCGCTATAAAATTTGCGACGAAACAGATTCCGCAATACAGAATTTGATTGACGAAGTAATAGCCCTTTACCTATCAACCTTGTATAAATTGAGGTTCTTAGCATGAACGTCTTTACCTCACAAACTCAATTTGGCAAAAATGAAGATTTTGCACTCCAAGTAGCTAGGGGGCAAATTCCAGGGCATTCCGCAATATCCGTATTTGGGTACAATCCTGACGTAGATACGGCTGAAGAATCAATTTGGCCTGATGGCGGCACAGTGCCTCACCCAACCGTGGCTTCCGTGCTTAAAATAAGCTCGTCTAGTACGGACGATACTTCAGCAGGCACTGGAGCAAGAACTGTCACTATAGTAGGGCTTGATGGAAGCTATAATCAAGTTAGCGAAAGCATAACTTTAAATGGGCAAACAGCAGTTAACACAACGAACAGTTATCTTTATGTAAATGGATTTTATGTAGCTTCAACTGGATCAAGCGGTGCAAACGCGGGTAATATTAATGCAGGCACAGGTGTAGTAACTGCGGGCGTCCCTGCTGTATTATATGACATTATCGCAACAGGGTATAATAACCGCACTACCGCACATTATTGCGTTCCAGCGGGTTACACAGGCTATTTAACTACAGGTGTTATTACTACAGGGCAAGCCTCCGGGTCAACTTCTGTAACGGCGTTTTTAAAACAACACGGCCAAGATGGAATTGTTCGTGTGGGTGCGGTATCTACGCTTAACAACGGGTCAGTGCAGTATGATTTTTCATACCCGTATATAATTTCAGAAAAAAACTGTGTAGGCGCCTCTGCAATAGGTTCTGCGGCAAATAACTCAGCAAGTGCATTTTTTAATATTGTTTTAATTAAAAATTATCAGGATTAATCATGGCAAACTATAAATATTTAGCTGCAACAGACCAAACTAAAGTCGGTGCAGGCAAACTATACGGCATTTTTGTGTCAACAACATCAAGCGGTACTATTACTGTATACGATAGCGCTACATCAAGCACTAGCGACGGTAAAATTGCTAACACTATTACAGTAGCTGCTGGTACTCAGTACCTTAGCTTTCCATCAGGTATTTGGTTTAGCAACGGTCTATACATAGTATTAGCTAACACCGCCACCTTTACAGTTGTCTACGAATAGAATATATTAAAAATGTACTGGTGCATTTCACCAGGGTTTCTAAGGAAACAAAATGAGTGAAAACCAAGAAGTAGAAGTAATAGCGGAAGTACCCGCGCCAGTAGAAGAAGTTACGACAGCTCCTGAAACTGTAGCAAATGAAGTAGAAGTGTCGGAAGAAAAGCCAGCAGAAGCAAGCAAGACATTCTCGCAAGAGGAACTTGATGCTGCGATTGGCAAACGCTTGGCAAGAGAACAGCGTAAATGGGAAAGAGAACGTGCTGCACAGGCTTCAACCCCTGCGACGCCTAGAGACCTCCCTGCGCCTGAGCAATTTGAGTCAGTAGAAGCATACGCCGAAGCATTGGCCGTGCAAAAAGCTGAACAACTGCTTGAGCAAAGAGAGCAACAAAGGCAACAACACGAAATCTTAGAGACGTATCACGATAGGGAAGAAGAAGCCCGTGCTAAGTATGATGACTTCGAGCAAGTTGCATACAACCCCAGTGTTCCTATTACTAATGTGATGGCTCAATCTATTCAGGCATCTGATGTTGGCCCCGAACTGGCTTATTACCTAGGGACTAATATTAAGGAAGCTGAACGGATCTCTCGGTTAGCGCCAATCTTACAAGCTAAAGAAATTGGCCGACTTGAAGCTAAAATTGCTAACGAGCCGGTGATTAAGAAAACAACTAGCGCACCTGCGCCTATTTCGCCTGTCACGGCTAAAGGTAACGGTTCACCAGCGTACGACACGACTGACCCCAGGTCAATGAAGTCAATGTCTACGTCTGATTGGATTGCTGCTGAAAGAGCTAGACAAGCTAAGGCATGGGAAGCGAAAAGAAACCGCTAACTTTTATATAAGGAAACATCATGTCAAACTCAATCTTAACCATTGATATGATCACTCGTAAAGCCCTAGAAATCCTAGAGAATAACCTTGTGATCACACGTAACGTAAATCGTCAATACGACGATTCTTTTGCCGTTGAAGGCGCTAAAATTGGTTCTACTTTGCGTATCCGTTTACCGGATCGTGCTTTAGTAACTGACGGCGCGGCTTTACAAGTGCAAGATGACAACGAACAATACACAACATTGTCTGTTGCTTCACAAAAACACATCGGCGTTAACTTCACATCAGCTGAGTTAACAATGCAATTAGACGATTTTGCAGAACGTGTATTGAAACCACGTATCTCACAATTGGCTTCTAGCGTTGATGCTGACGTTGCTAATGCTTACAAATCAATCTACAACTCAGTAGGTACTCCAGGCACTACACCTTCAACTTCATTAGTATTGTTGCAAGCTCAACAAAAACTAAACGAAGGCGCAGCTGTTATGTCTCCACGTTACGCAACTGTTAACCCAGCTGCCAACGCGGGCCTAGTTGAAGGTATGAAAGGTTTGTTCAACCCAACTGACACTGTTTCACGTCAATTCCGTAACGGTATGATGGGTATGGGCGTTCTTGGCTTCGAAGAAGTTAACATGTCTCAATCTATCAAACAACACACCACTGGTACACGTTCTACTAGCGATACTATCTTAGTTAACGGCACTGTTACTACAGAAGGCCAAGCTACTATCAGCATCGATGGCGGTACAGGTTCAGCTACAGTTACTGTAGGTGACGTGTTTACTGTTGCTGGCGTTTACGCTGTCAACCCACAAACTCGTGAGTCAACTGGTTCATTGCAACAATTCACTGTGACTGCGGCTAACACTGCTTCAGGTGGCGCTTGGACTAACATTGCTATCTCACCACCTTTGTACACACCAAACAACGCTTTGGCTACTGTTAGTGCCTTCCCACAAGACGGTGCTGCTGTTACATTCGTTGGTGCTGCAAGCACTCAATACGCTCAAAACTTGGTATACCACAAAGATGCAATCACTTTCGCGACTGCTGACTTGTTATTACCACAAGGCGTAGACATGGCTTCACGTCAAGTACACAACGGTATCTCTCTACGTGTTGTCCGTCAATATGACATCAACAACGACCGCTTACCTTGCCGTATTGACGTTCTATATGGCTATAGCGCAGTTCGTCCACAAATGGCTGCCCGTATTTGGGGTTAGTCTAGGTAATCCCCGCTTCGGCGGGGGTTTCGCAATTTATTAAGAAAAGGAAAATATCATGGCTCTAGCAAATGGTGCAGGCGGTTATCAAGTTGGTGATGGTAACTTAAGCGAAGTAATTTTAGGTACACAAACGGCTCCAGTAGCTAAAACAGCAGCGGCTACATTCACCGCAGCTGAATTAGCAACTGGTCTTATTACTTACACTGGTGCAGCAGTTGCGCTAACAGTTCCACTAGGTACTGATTTAGACGCTGCTTTCACAAGCATGAAAGTAAATAGCTCTTTTGATTTCTCAATCATCAATATCGGCGGTACTAACGCTGGTACTGTAACTGCTAACACAGGTTGTACATTAGTAGGCGTTGCTGCTGTTGCTGCAAACTCTGCTTGTATTTGGCGCGTTCGCAAAACAGGCGATGCTACTTACGTGTTCTATCGTATAGCAGGTTAATGAAATACCTCCGCCCTTCGGGGCGGATTTTTAAAAGGATATAATCATGGCAAATACAAAAGCTACAGGCGTTGCGTATTTAGATCCAGGCTTTGATAACGTACAGTTCAAGCTATATACTGTTGCTACCCTTCCTACCGCGTCTACAGCTATTGCTGGTACACGCGCGGCGGTTAGTGACTCTAATGCTGCTTACACTGCCGGTATCGGTGCTGCTGTTGCTACTGGCGGTTCTTATGTTGTTCCAGTATTCTGTAACGGCACTGCTTGGCTAATAGGCTAATATATAGGGGGCCTAGGCTCCCTATTTAATTAACGGAAAAAACATGGCAACCATATATTTAAGACACCCCGTTCATGGTACTAAAGTAGCTACTATGATTGAGGAAGCTGAAGCTGATGCACAAAACGGATGGATAGAGTATAATCTTGATACGCCAATTAAAACTGAAGCTAAAGCTGAAGTTAAAGTTGAAGCGGCTCCCGTCAATACGCTGGATGTCAAACGACGTAGAAAAGAATAAGGAGCCGTATTATGGCCACTACCGCAGGCGATCAAATTAATGGAGCGTTACGATTACTTGGCATTTTAGCCGAAGGCGAAACTCCATCTGCCGCAACCTCACAAGATGCCTTAACTGCTCTAAACCAAATGGTGGACTCGTGGAATACTGAGCGTTTATCCGTATTCGCTACACAAGACCAAATCGTAACTTGGTTGCCTAATACTAGAGTGCATACCTTAGGCCCATCCGGTGACACCGTTGGCAATCGTCCAATCTTAGTCGACGATGCAACATACTTCCGTGACCCATCAAGCGGTATATCGTTCGGCATTAAACTAATCAATCAACAACAATACGATGGTATTGCTGTTAAGACCGTGACGTCTACTTATCCACAGGTTATGTGGGTAAACATGGATTACCCTAACATTACGATGACAGTGTACCCAGTGCCAACCAAAGTGTTGGAGTTCCACATTGTATCTGTTCAAGAGTTAACTGCGCCTGCAACATTGGCTACAAACCTAGCGTTCCCTCCAGGCTATCTACGTGCGTTCAAATACAACTTAGCTTGCGAGATTGCCCCTGAGTTTGGCGTAGAGCCGTCACCTACTGTGTCACGCATTGCGATGACATCTAAACGTGACTTGAAACGCATCAACAATCCTGACGACATTATGTCCATGCCTTACAGCATTGTGGCTACACGTCAACGCTTCAACATTTTTGCAGGAAACTACTAATGAAATCGCCGATTTTGGGCCAGTCATACGTCGCGCGTTCAATTAACGCTGCGGACAACCGAATGATAAACCTTTTCCCAGAGCAGACGCCTGAGAACGGGCTTGAGATAGGCTACCTTAATCGTGCTCCAGGCTTAACCAAGCTAGTCACCATAGGCACAGGCCCTATCCGTGGTCTATGGGCGCACCAAACCAATGGCACCGATGCGTATTGCGTATCAGGCACAGGCTTTTACCGCATCAACACCGATTACACTTACGAGTACATCGGTGAAGTAGATGGCACTGGGCCAGTCACGTTTGCCGATAACGGCATACAAATCTTTATTGCGGCCAACCCTAGCGGTTACATCTACAATGAAGTGACAGACGTATTTGCTAAGATTACAGACCCTGACTTTACTGGCGCAGGCACTGTTACTTATTTAGACGGATATTTCGTGTATAACGAGCCTGACAGCCAAAAGATATGGATTACACAGCTATTAGACGGTACATCCGTCGATCCACTAGACTTTGCTAGTGCTGAGGGGTCACCTGACGGCGTTGTAGCCGTTAACTCTATCCACCGTGAGCTATGGGTATTCGGTACTGACACGACAGAGGTTTGGTATGACTCCGGTGCTACCGACTTCCCGTTGATACCAATTCAAGGTGCGTTTAACGAGACAGGCTGTATCGCACCTTATTCTGTGGCAAAGTTAGATAACTCATTGTTTTGGTTAGGCAACGACCCACGGGGGTTCGGTGTTATTTACAGGTCTAACGGCTACGCTGCACAGCGCGTGTCCACACACGCTATTGAATACGCTGTACAAGGTTACACCGACATATCAGACGCTGTGGCTTACACATACCAACAAGAAGGTCATGCGTTCTACGTTATATCATTCCCTACTGGCAACGCCACATGGGTATACGATGTAGCTACTGGCGCATGGCATGAACGTGCTTATTTGACTAACGGTGAGTTCACGCGTCATCGTTCAAATTGTCAGTGCAACTTCCAATCTACAACACTTGTTGGCGACTACGCTAACGGTAACATATATAAGTTTGACCTAGACGTCTACGCCGATAATGGCGCTACACAGAAGTGGTTACGCTCATGGAGAGCATTGCCTAGCGGTCAGAACAACTTAAAACGTACAGCGCAACACAGTCTACAGTTAGAGTCTGAGTCAGGCGTGGGGCTTGTTGTTGGACAAGGTAACGACCCACAGGCGATGCTACGTTGGTCAGACGATGGCGGGCATACTTGGTCTAATGAACATTGGAAATCTATGGGTGCGATAGGTCAATATGGCTATCGTACTATTTGGCGTCGTCTTGGCATGACACAAAAGCTACGTGACCGCGTGTACGAAGTGTCAGGCACCGACCCAGTTAAAATAGCCATTATGGGCGCTGAACTAATCCTCAGCGGCACTAATGCGTAACTATACCCGCATCCCAGCCCCACGCGTTACTTTAGTCAATACACAGACAGGTATTGTAGCGGACGAATGGTTTAGGTTCTTTAACAATCTATACACGATAGCATACGCAGCCACAGGATCTGTTACGGCAGGCACTTACGGCTCTGCGACCGCAGTGCCACAGATTACAGTGGACGATTTTGGAACTATCACAAGTATATCCAATGTACCCATAGCCATTGATGCCAGTCAGATTGTTAGTGGCACCATAGCGTCAGCACGTATATCAGGGTCATATACAGGCATTACAGGCGTCGGTACACTAACCGTAGGCACATGGAACGCAACGGCAATTACTACGCCTTACGGTGGCACAGGGCTAACAAGCTACACGGCTGGCGATACGCTTTACTATGCGTCAGGCACTGCGCTAACCAAACTAGCCATAGGCGCAAGCACATACATTAATACGTCTAGCGGTACAGCGCCACAATGGACTAACCCATCTACCATAACAATAGGTAAGGCAACTAACCTTGTAGGCGGTGCGGCTAATCGCATTGCGTATCAAACTGCAACGGACACGACAGGCTTTATTGTAGCGCCTACGGTATCAAACACTTACTTAGAATGGTCAGGCACTGCGTTTCAATGGTCTAGTAACCCATTAGGCACGGTCACAAGCGTATCTGTCGTCTCTGCTAACGGTCTTGCTGGCACTGTGGCCACAGCCACAACAACGCCAGCCATTACGCTGTCTACGACAGTCACAGGGCTATTAAAAGGTAACGGAACGGCTATTAGTGCAGCAAGCTCAGGTACAGACTATGCGCCTGCCACATCAGGCTCATCTATTCTTTATGGTAACGGTGCAGGCGGGTTTAGCAATGTAACAATTGGATCAGGGCTGACATTTACAACAGGTACATTAACTGCTACAGGTTCAGGCGGTACGGTCACAAGCGTATCAGGTACAGGCACCGTTAACGGCATTACATTGACAGGCACTGTGACTAGCTCAGGCAGTTTAACGCTTGGCGGTACATTATCAGGCATCGGCAATAGCCAGTTAACTAACAGCACCATATCAGGCGTAGCGCTTGGCGGTAGCTTGTTTAACTTAACGGCTGGTACTGGTGTCACATTCAGCACTGGCACAACCTACAATGGCTCTGCGGCCATTACGATTAATGCCACAGGCACTGGCGGTACAGTCACAAGCGTTGCGGCCTTAACACTAGGCACGACAGGCACTGACTTAAGCTCAACCGTTGCTAACGGTACCACAACGCCTGTCATTACATTGAACGTGCCTACAGCGTCTAGCGTTAATCGCGGTGCGTTAAGTGCTGCGGATTGGACAACATTTAACAGTAAAGCGCCAGGCGTTACGTTTACAACAGGGTATATTCCGTTTGGTCAAGGCACAACAACATTAAATCAAGACGCAGCATTATTTTGGGATAATACTAATAAACGATTAGGAATTGGTACTGTTAGCCCTGCAACTAAACTTGAGCTTAGTAGCGCTACAGGGACTGCAACACCTACGCCAACTGAAGTTAGGATTTCAACTACGTCTAATGCTTCCGATTGGAGTACAACACTTCCTTGGGGACGGTTAAGTTATTACAATGCTGACGCAAGTACATCAGGCCCTAAAATTCATATTGCTATTGATGCTATTGCTAGGGCATCTACAGGCGCCGTTTCAAACCTTAGTTTTTCATTTGCGGATTCTACTTCAGGGGTGCTTACAGAACGGATGTTACTTACTGATTTAGGTAATTTAAGCGTGACTGGTACTGGCAAGTTCGGTACAACAGTAGGCGTGGGCGCAGCAACACCAAGCACATCAGGCGCAGGTATTACGTTCCCTGCTACGCAGTCTGCATCGACAGACGTTAATACACTAGATGACTATGAAGAAGGTACGTTTACACCAACTGTCATAGGGACTACAACGGCTGGTACAGGTACTTATTCAGCTAACTCTCAAATAGGTAGGTATACAAAAATAGGCAATCGTGTTTATTTTAATATCTATCTTGCTTGGACTGCTCATACAGGCACCGGAAATATGCGTATTTCAGGGCTTCCATTTACCAGTATTGCAACTACCAACACGTTTAATGCTGTTTCTACATGGAACGCAAACATTGCGTTGACCGCATTAAACTTATTAACAGCGTACGTTAACGTAAACGCAACTACTGTTGAATTAAGACAATACCCTACTGGTGGAGGTGCTGATGCAGCAATACCTATAGATACGGCAGCAAGTATAATGGTTGCAGGACATTACGAAGTTTAATTAAATACATTAGACTAGCGTAAGTAAATAAAAAGGATATGTATAATGGCTTTAACAAAAGATTCAGTAATAGATCAGATAACAGTAACTGAAAATGGTACAATTTTATACCGAGAAGTTACGCGCATTATGGAAGATGGTGAGCCACTGTCTGAAATATACCATCGTACAAGTGTTGAAAAGAACGCAGATTTGTCAAATGCGCCAAGTAGCGTAAAAGATATTGCTCAAGTAGCATGGAAAATAAAATAGTTAGCTTATTAAGATAAGCTAAAATTAAATAAAGGAAACATTATGGCTACATTAATTCCAAAATATACCCAAGTAACTACAGCTAACAGAACAATAGCAGAAAAATTTGCTGAATCTATTTCGGTAAAAGATTTTGGCGCTGTTGGCGATGGCGTAACGGATGATTATGCTGCAATTATGGCCGCTATTAATAGTTTACCTAGCACTGGCGGAAAGATTTTTTTCCCTGTAGGCGTGTATTTACATAACACTAAAATAACCGTATCAAAAAATGTATATTTTGTTGGTTGCGGTAATAGCATTGTATCTAGTGTAACAGGCCCAACTGAGCTACTTAAAGGCGCCAGTATAGCTGGAAATGGACTTGAATTAGCAGCCGACGGAATTACAATTGAACATTTAAACTACAGAGGCGCAGTCGGCAATACTGGCGATGGAATAGTATTTCTTGGCGGTAGACAAACATTAAGGGACGTTTCCGTTTTTACAATGGGTCAAGATGGTATTCGTATAGGACGTGACGGCGCTGGCGGAAATCAAAACTTATGGTGTTTAATCAACATTAGAGCTAAAAACAATGGCCGCAATGGTTTGCGAATTGAGGATAAAATTTCACCGCTTACTGCAAGCGATTGTAACGCTGGAACTTTGCTACATGCTGATATTCAGTCAAACACGGGTGACGGCGTATATGTTGGTAATACAGGGCTAAATACTTTTGTTGGGCTTGCTGCACAATCAAATAGTGGCTACGGCGTTTTATTAGACGCTAATGCAACATATAATGCTTTTTTTGGGGGTGATTTTGAAGCTAATACTTTAGATGAACTTAGACTTTTGGCTGGCGCAACAAGAAATTCTTTTATAGGAATTTCTGTTTCGGGTACAGCAATTGATTTAGGTAGCAATACTTCATTTGTAGGGTGTACTGGACTTGGTTCACCAGCAGGTTTAATTGTACCTAATGTTGGTGATTCAAATGTTAAATGCTTAGATTGGTATGAGGAAGGAACATTTTTACCTTATTTTGAAGGATCAACAACTACGCCAACCACAGCGGGGTCTTTTACAATAGGCACAGCGTATAAGATTGTTTCTGTAGGAACCACTGATTTTACTTTAATAGGCGCATCAGCAAATACCGTAGGCGTTATTTTTACCGCTACAGGTATAGGTAGCGGAACAGGTACTGCTTCAGCTTTGGGTGTTTATTCAACGCAAGCGGGTAACTATACTAGAATAGGAAATACTGTTCGGATAAGTATTACATTACGAACTACAAGTAACACTGCGACTGGGGATTGTTCAGTCATTAATTTACCTTTTACAAGTGCTACATCGCCAAAAGGAAGGGCAAATTTATTATTAAATAGCCAGCTTTTAACTTATGGCGCAGGGATTCCATTTGGGTATATTGCGGATAGTTCAACTAGCATAAGTTTACTTCTTCAATCATCAAATGCAGCTCAAACGGCCATAGCAATTGATACTGATGCTTTTGTTTATATTTCAGGTACATATCAGGTTTAAATAATGGAAAAACTATTCTCACTGTTTGCCAAGCTGTCCAGCTCACGTATTCCGGTACGTGCCGACTTACAGGCTCACTTTAACGTAGGCGCTATCTTAGCCTTTGTAGCGTACTTTGTCATAGGCTACTGGGCCTTATTACTTGTAGCTATAGTAGCTGGCGCAAAAGAGTGGTATGATTACAAGCATCCTAATCATACCGCAGATTTTTATGATTGGTTAGCCACGACACTAGGGGCTATTGTTACATTAGGAGTTATATATGTCTGTTAACTTATCCCCTTTAGGCGGCGCTGGCGCACAGTTCTTCACCAACGATGGCGTCCCCTTAACTGGCGGTCTACTGTACACTTACCAAGCCGGTACGACTACACCGGCTACCACTTACACATCAAGCAATGGCTTAACTGCATTAGCTAACCCAATTATCTTAGACGCCGCAGGCCGAGTGCCTACAGGTGAGATTTGGCTAACTGACGGCATAAGCTACAAGTTCGTACTGAAAGACTCCACAGACGTGCTAATCGCTACTTGGGACGGCTTGTCAGGCATTAACTCTAACTTTATTGCTTACACATCATTAGAAGAAACAGCCACTGCTACAGCTGGCCAGACTGTGTTCAACTTAACATTAGATTACATTGTTAATTCTAACAACTTAGCCGTATACGTTAACGGCAGTAATCAAATAGTTAACGTCAATTATCTTGAAACTGATACTAACACCGTTACGTTCTTAACCGGGCTTAATGTAGGCGATGTAGTTAAGTTTTCTACCGCAACCCCAGTGTCAACTAACGCCACAGACGCGGCTAACGTATCTTACACACCAGGCGGTATAGATGCAGTATCTACAAATGTACAAGCTAAACTTCGTCAATATGTTTCCGTACAAGATTTTGGCGCTGTAGGTGACGGCGTGGCTGATGATACTGACGCTATTCAAAATGCGCTTGATGCGTCAGACTATGTGTATTTACCACCAGGAACATATTTAGTATCGTCTCCTTTAACTATTACCACAGGATCAGGTAAGTCTATTTGCGGGTCTAATCGGGGTAAAACAGTAATTACAAAAGTTGACTTATCTGCACCTAATGTTACGCGTACTTATGACTCCGTTGTTTTTAACTATAATGTACCTTGTATTTTTGCGCTTATAGCGGCAGATGAATCTTATGTGCGATATGTAAATTTAGAAAACATTAATCTTGTAGGTTTAGCTGGCGATGAAACACAAGTTGCAATATTTGCACCTAGAGTAACGTATAGCATTTTTCAAAGCATTGAAGCGCGATACGGTAAATCAATGTATGAATCTACCGCGTTAAGTTTTGTTAACACATTTATAAGCGTTAGAAGCCGCGAGATGGCAGGCGGACATTTTATTATAGAAAACGGGCTTGCTTATTCATTTTATAATGTCTATGCAAATGTTAATGTATCTAGCGGAGATGCAAGTCTTGGGTTTAGTATTACTAGCACTAACGCATCGTTTTTTGGCTGCACGGCAGATGGGTTTAATATTGGATGGCAAACATTAGGCACTGCTCAAGTAAGTTTGCACGGGTGTACTACGGAAGCAAGAATTAGACATGTTGACGCGCAAGATAGCTCTACCGTAGATGTTATCGGCGGTAGGTATATGCTTACCATTGTTCAAAGTCAAGCCGCTAGTGAAGCAACATGTTTTAAAACCTCTGATACCGCGCGGATTGTTGCAAAAGCCCCTAATTGTTTTATGTACGATAGTACAACAGGGTACTCAAATAAATACTTAGCTATTTCTTCTGACCAATCAAACGTAATTTTAGATGACGTAGACTTGCGGATTGTGGGCGGGACTTCAGTTGCCTTTACTTTAGCAGATTTAATTATTGCGCAAAACGGTATAATTAACTATGTTGAAAAAGGCGATATTGTAAAGTCTATATCCGGCGCTCAAGCAATTGCTGGAATTGAATTTTTTAACCATGCAACATTAAGTAAGCAAGTAAATTTTGCTTCGGCTTTAACAGGGACTATCGCTACATTTACAGCGTTAACTTACAATACTGTGTTAATTGCTGATGTAGATGTAATTTATCGTGCTACAGGGTCAAGCGGTGCAAGGGGCGTGTCAGGATCTGCAAAAATGAAATTAACGGCTTCTTCTAGAACTACAGACACGATTCAAACACAGCAACTTGTTTCATCGCTATGCCCTGATGGGGCAACGGAAACAATTACCTTAAGCGCAGCGATTGCAGCTGGGGTAGTTACCATTATAGCAACGGCATCAAATGCTAACGTAGGAACTTGTTATTTCCAAGTAAAACCAGCGTTTGTAGCTAGTGGAACATCAACAACTACATCAACTTTTACGGTAAGTTAACGCAACAGCATGATTCCGGATGATGTGTGGCAAGTTATCGTTGAACATTATAAGAAATATGATAATGTAACGTATGACGAAGAAGCGAAGAAGGCAGTAGAACACCAGGCTAAAGTTGTTAATTTTGATGGCGGTGTGTTTATAGTAGTAGGAAATGAATTTGATTTATTTGTATCTCAAGCTAGACAAGGCAAGTGGAATGTAAAGCATGAGATTACAAAAGTAATTGAATCGATAGCCAAGGATTATCCAACGGCTATAATACAGATTCAGAAGGATAATGCTAAATCGTTACGGTTAGCAAAACATTTTAAGTTTAATGAAGTTAGCCGTAATGATGGGCTTATTAGATTGGAGAAACAATTATGGGCGGTATAGTCGGTGGAATAGTATCAAGCGTAGCAGGTAATGTAGTTGGAGGCCTTATAGGGTCTAAAGGTGCTAAGAGCGCCGCTAATACACAAGCTGCATCAGCGGATCGCGCTACAGAACTACAGCGTGAGATGTATGAGAAGAATATTGAACTGAACGCACCGTTTCGTGAGGCGGGGCTAACTGCACAAAACAAACTGCTAGACTACTTAGGGTTGTCTGCGGGCGCAGGCGGTAAATACGCTAAAGATTTTAGCATGCAGGACTTCCAACAAGACCCAGGCTATGCGTTCCGTATAGCAGAAGGCATGAAGGCTTTAGATCGTACGGCAGCCGCTAGAGGCGGTATGCTGTCAGGTGCCGCATTACGTGGCGCTACACGTTACGGACAAGAGATGGGTTCGCAAGAGTACACCAACGCGTTCAACCGTTACCAAACCAACCGTGCTAACCAACTTAACCCATTACAAAGTCTAATGGGCGCAGGTCAAACTGCCGCAGGTCAGGTAGCTAACGCAGGTCAAAACTACGCTAACCAAGCCGGTCAGAACTACATGAACGCCGGTAATGCACGGGCGTCAGGTTACGTGGGTAGCGCTAACGCATGGTCTAACGCGATAGGCAACGCTTACAATCAATACAACCAAAACCAAATGATGAATCAAATGTTCCCGCAAGGTGGCGGAACTGCCGGGTATACGCCGTTACCTGACTCACAATCTTTTGACTACTATAATGGATAACTAATCATGGCCTTAGACCCAAGTATCGCGTTAGGCATTAAGCCTGTGCAAATAGAGTCTCCGCTTAATCAAATGGCGAAGATGTATGAAATGCAGAATTTTGTGCAGTCTAACAAACTCAACCAAATGAAGATGGATGAGTATACGCGCGGCGTCGCTGAAGATGAAGCTGTCCGTAACTACTTTGCTCAACAAGATAGAACATCGCCCGACTTTGCTAAAGGTCTTTATGGCATCTCTCCTAAAACAGGGCAAGCGTATGAGAAGTTTCAAGCTGAAACAAGTAAAGAGAAAGCGTTAGCTAAATCTGCCGAACTAGAACAACTAAATAAAATACACGGCGTTCTTAAGACAGGTGCAACACAAGTTTTGGCTAATCCTACGTTAGCTAACGCTATTCGTGTTACGCAAGAAGTAGGCCGTATGACAGGTTCAGACGTGTCTGCGGATATAGCTCAACTATCAGCTTTAGGTGAGAATCCTGAAGCTATCCGTCGTTGGGCGGCAGGTCATGCTTTTGAAGCAGATAAACTATTGCCTAAATTTGAAAACCAACAAAATGTAATGGTTGGCGGCGTGCCTACCACGCGTGTGCTTTCAATTGATCCTTTAACTGGTAAAGCAAGCACCGTAGAAGGTTCACAAGGCGCAACATACAATAAACCTGCTGCAAGCACTAATGTTATTCTTCCTGCTCAAGAAAAAGAGTTTGAAAAAGAACTAGGTAAAGGCCAAGCCCAAAAAGTGTTGACCAGTAAAGCCAGCGCTGAAGACGCGGCGCAAATACTAGCCACTAACTTGGTCGGTAAAAACTTACTTGATAAAGGCATGCTAACGGGTGTAGGCGCTAACTTCTTTACTACACTTAACCAAGGCCTTAGCCAAGCTGGTATTGATTTTGGTTACGCTGATGCCGCGCAAAACTCACAAGCATACGGTGCATTAATGGCCGCTAACACCGCTAAAATTATTAAACAGTTTGGTGCGGGTACTGGCTTGTCTGATGCTGATAGGGAATACGCATTGAAAGCCGCTGCGGGCGATATTAAAATGGACGAGAAAGCTATTCGTAAAATTCTTGGCATTAATAACAGAGCCGCGCAAAACGCTATTACTAAACATAACAGAGACGTATCAGGTATTAAAACTAACATTCCGTTATCTGTGGACGTAAAAGATTACACAGCGGGTATACCTGAAGGTCGAGCTGAAGCCTCAGAAAAACAATCGTATAAAAAAGTGTTAGATAATTTATTTCCGAAATCAAAAGAAAACTAGTGAATAAAGGTATTAATCATGGCCGATGACTTAAGAGACCGTATTAATTCAGCACGTCGTCAAGGAGTGCCTGATGACGCTATTGTTGATCATTTAAAATCTATTGATGCAAGGTTTAAATCCGCGTCTGAACAAGGCGTTCCTGCTACTGATATATTAGACCATATCGCACCGCCTCCTACTAATATGGAAACTATTGCACGCGGTGCAGGTATTACATTACGCGGTGCAGCGCCTAGTGTCTTAGGTGCTACTGCCGGTGCAGCGTTAGGTGCCTTTGGTGGCCCAGCCGCACCTATCACCGTACCTGCTGGTGCTTTGATTGGTTCTGCGGCTGTACCTATAAGTGATGCGGTTATCCAAGCATACAATGCGCTTGCAGGTAAAAACGTACGACCTACATCTGAAGTGATTAAGAATTACTTAGGCGGCCCTAAACCTGAAACTACTAGCGAACGTATGCTTGAGGTTGCAAGTGGCGCATTAACCCCAGCAGGCGTGGAGTCAACCGCAGCAGGTCTAGTTAAGGCTGTGCCAGGCATGTTAGGCCGTGCTGGTCAAGTTATGTCTCAAGCCCCACTGTCCCAAGTTATTACTGCGCCTACATCTGCCGCCGTAACGCAAGGCGTGACAGAGAAATCAGGCAATCCATTATTAGGTCTTGCGGCAGGCGCAGCCACAGGTACGCTTACTAACCTACGTCCTAACGTGCGCCAACAAGCGGCGACTGCGGATCAACTAGCCCTTCGTGCAAAAGCCAATTACGATACATTAGATGCGTCAGGTTTCCAACTAGACCCTAATGCGTTTAAATCCCATTTTGGGACTATTGCGCCTAAACTTCGCGCTAGTCAAGGCTATGTAGAAAATGCCTACCCTAAAGTAAAAGCCGTTATTGATGAGCTAGTATCTGACACGCCTAAAGATGTGGCTGAAATTACAGCGCTTCGTAAAGTTATTGGCGGCGTAAAAGGCAGTGCAGACGCGCAAGAACGATTAATTGGCGCTCAATTGATGGACGAGTTTGACGATTACGTTCTTACTGCGCCTGCGTCAGCCATTGTTGGCGGCGATAAAAAAGCCGTTGAAGCGTGGAAGAACGCACGTCAAGATTACTCACGCATGAAAAAAGGCGAGATATTTACTGACATTATTGAGAAAGCTGAATTGTCTCAAGGCGACAAAGGTAAAGCCATTGCTAGTCAACTATCTAGCCTGGCTAAGAACGATAAGAAAATGCGTTTGTTTTCTAAAGAAGAACAAGCACAAATTAAAGAGGCCGCTAAAGGCGGTAAGATACAGTCCCTACTTAATACTGTGGCCAAGTTTACGCCTATGACGCCTGCTGCGGCCATCTTCACCGCCGTAAGTCCTTGGGGTGCGTACACTGCTGCTGGTGGTTTGGCAAGTAAAGCCGCCGCAACCGGTATGCAAGAACGTCAAGCTAACAGACTAGCCAATCAAATGCGTTCAGGCGCAGGCGCTAAACTGCCTATCGTAGAAGGCTTTGGCCGCAACTTACCTATGGCTGCATATCGCCAAGGTGTCAATACCCTCGCAACTGAACAACAACAAAACGCATTAGCCCAATAAGGATTTAGTATGGACGATCAAACATCGCGCCTTAACCGCATAGAAGAAAAGCTGGACAAAGTGTCTGAGGCGATTGTTTCATTGGCCCGCATGGAAGAACGCATGATTACGTTGTTCAAACGCATGGACAGCTACGACGACCACCACCGCGCCTTAGAAGGCCGCGTGACTAAGGTTGAAGTGTCGCATGCGTCAGGCGCATGGGTTGAGCGCGTGGTGTGGTTCATAGTCTGTGGCATCATAATGGGGACTTTATACCTTGGTAAATAGCCGTAGTTTGTCCGACTTACACCCTAAAGTCGCTGCCATGTGCAAGGCTTTTATTGAAGAATGTGATAAGAAAGGCATTGACGTACTGATTACATCCACGTATCGTGATGCAGCAAGTCAAACGGCGCTCTACAATCAAGGCCGTACAAAGCCTGGTAACATAGTAACTAACGCTAAGGCAGGTCAGTCGTTTCATAACTGGCGTGTAGCGTTTGACTTCTGCCCCATCGTTAATGGCAAATGCCAATGGAACGATAAGGGATTGTTTGCAACCTGCGGTGCCATTGCAGAAAGCGTAGGACTTGAATGGGCTGGTCGATGGACTGGCAAGTTTAAGGAGACGGCGCATTGCCAGTATACTGGCGGTCTGTCATTACTCGATTTTCAAAAGGGGAAAACATTATGAAAGCATATTTAATTGAACGTCTTAAAGAAGCATCAACATGGCGCGGTATCGTAGCGCTACTAACCGCCATTGGCGTAACGCTATCACCAGAGCAAGGCGAGGCGATAGTAGCATTAGGACTAGCCGCTATCGGTACGCTAGGCGTATTCACCGTGGACAAAAAGTAATGTCCTCACTCTTTGCTATCATAGACCGCCTGCTACTATTAGTAGTTAGGTGGGCTGTGGCAAGAGAACAGGCGAAAGCCCAAAGGTTGCGCGATGCAATTGAAGAAAACCCTGCTGACTGGTACATTGCTCATTTTAACAGCATGTCAGACCCAGCAAACACTCCAGCCGACAAAACCAACACTGACGATACAAAAGCAAGCTGACGGTGGCATTTGCTTAGATAGGGACAACGCTGCTAAATTGGGCGTTTACATCCTTGAACTGGAACGCAAATGATTATCGAAGATGGCTTTTTAGCGTTCGCCAACGACAGACAAAAAGAAATAATCCAAGCCATCAATGAATACGGCGGCATACGACCTGCTGCTAGAGCGTTACAACTACACCACACCACCGTTGCAGACTCAATACGCATAGTAAGGCGTAAAGCCGCTATCAGCGGTTACGCACCCGATAATGACATGGTGCGCGTGGTACCCGATCCGTTCATCGTACGCGGTATCAGCACCTACTATAATGCCGAGGGTAAAGCCTCAGGCCAGTGGGTCAAGTCACGCATCGAGGACACCAAGCTACAGGAGATGATGCGTCAAACGATTGACGCCATGAAAGAGGAAATCCCACGGCTGACTGCATTACCAGCGCCGCCGCTGTCTAATGACAACCTACTGAACTGCTACGTCGTAACTGATTATCATTTGGGAATGCTATCGTGGGACGAGGAGACCGGTGAGAACTGGGACGTGGCCATTGCTGAAAAGTTGGTCATCAAATGGATGGAGCAGGCTATTGCTCAGTCGCCCAACGCTGACACGGCTGTGTTCGCACAGCTATCGGACTTCTTACACTTTGACGGTATGGACGCTGTAACGCCTGCGTCTAAACACCTGCTCGACGTGGACACGCGCTTTGCTAAGTTAGTCCGGTCTGCGATACGTGTATTACGCACCGTGATAGACATGCTGTTAGCCAAGCACCAAAAGCTACACATTATCATGGCTGACGCTAACCACGATCCGGTCAGTCAAATATGGCTGCGCGAGTGGTTTAGTGTGCTGTATGAAAACGAGCCACGCGTTACTGTGGACAAGTCACCTAACCCATACAATGCGTACGAGTTCGGTAACGTGGCGTTGTTCTTCCATCACGGCCACAAGCGTAAAGTCGCAAACGTATCAGAAGTGTTCGCTGGGCAGTTCAGGGAAATGTTCGGAAGAACTAAGTATGCCTACGCCCACATGGGCCATTACCATTCTATCGATATTAAAGAAAATAACTTGATGATAGTCGAACAGCATCGTACACTAGCACCAGGTGATGCGTATTCTGCTAGGGGCGGTTGGCTGTCAGGCCGAGATGCTAAGGTAATAAGTTATGATCGCCGTTACGGTGAAGTCAGCCGGTTAACAATTAACTCTGATATGTTGAGGTAAATATGGCTAAACGTACACCGGAAGAAATTTGTTACGACTTGTTAGGTCAGTCTATCGATGAAATTGAAGTGGACTACGACAACGAAATCATTGTCATCACCACTAGCATGGGTAGAATTGAATTTACTGGTGATGATTTAGCGATGTACGTCGAATCCGACAAATTTGACGGGTAAAGCTAAAAAACGACCTCACCAATCGCTGTATAACAGACGATTGATAAGGCGGTAATGCACTGATAGCCACGCATGTACAAAAACCTGTCAAAAACGCAGGAAAGTAGCAAATCACGTATTCAAGAGTGTTCAATTCGTAATTCATGTATTTCTATCTCTATTTTCTTGTCGGACGGCAATTTTACCATAGCCGTGGTCGGAAAATGACCGCGAGATAGTATTTCGACAACACATTCACCTTTGTTCCACCACAACCATTTTGGTAAAGTCATTTTTTCAGTCATGTTATTCTCCGTATTCCATTTGTAAAAGTAGTTCGCAATAGTGAATGGCTTTTTTGATGTCATCAGCGCCGTTCTTATTTTTGTGTCGGCAAACGTACTTGATGATATTGCCTTGAAGAAAGTCCAAACCGTTTGCCGTGATGAACTCAATCGGCTGAATAGTCATGTCAGCGTAATGCGATCCGCCCACTTGTTTTTGTAGCGCAGTCGCTTCTTCCTTGTACATCTCTGTCATTCCGTCACTCATTGCCTGCTACCTCCAATACTAAGTCTTCGACTCGGATCAACGTGTCGTCTGATAACAAATTTGATATGTCTTGCGTAGAGTCCGGCAGTTCTATTGATAGGATTTCTACATCAACGTCGTCAGGGCTGTCGCCAGTGCCAAACGGATCGTTATACCTGGTAATGTCTGCGTACACATCTAGCTCGATGCCGTATAGATTAATTGTATATATCATTTTGTCACCCACATCCAAACTCTAGTCCAAAAGCCGACTGGCTCGTATTCTTCAATCGGTAGCCAAGGTGTTGCGTCTACGTTAGTAAACTTGTAATTTTGCCTATCCCAAACTTCACGATAGTTATTCATGGTCGTACTGCCTCCTTAATTATTTCCACACGCTCACGCGCAGCGCGTAAGATGGTGTAGCGTTGATGTAATCGTTGTAACATTGAAATACGGCGCTCGGTTTGTCGCTCATGGTTTAGCAACTCCAGCACTTCTTCCTCTGTCTTGTCGTTAATGATAGCGTTCAATGAACGCCAGTTTAGTCTTTCCATCCTACTCTCCTTAGTAATGATCACCGGTAGGGCCGTTTTGCCCTATCGTGTCAATTCGATCTTCGTCCCAGTTAAGCGGACAACCCGTAAAAGCACACTCTTTTGTTGTAGCAAACGTCTTACCGCAGATGTTGCAGTTAGCGTCTTTGGTCTTAAAAATTAAATCAAAATTATTGTCAAACTCTTTACTGTTTACACGGCTCTGTATCAAGTCGCCTGTGATGTCGTTATGTGCCGCCATCTTGTTTCTCCTTATGTACATTGTTAACTATGGTTTACACAAGTAGTCTAAAACTAAACTAATAGAGTAGACTTACGCATAAAATTAAACTCAAAAAAGTGATATGTCCGTCAAAACATCCGCCACTTTATCGTTCTCTTTCATCTTAGCTAGTATTAATAAAAAGCGTAGTTCTTCCATCTCGGCTTGGGTCATGTGTTTTTATCCTTTAATGCTTGTTCAATAGCACGAGCAAATTTAAAAGTATTGAATTCTTTGTGTTCGCTAGAATGAATTATCCAGCTATTATCTTGAATAATTTTTATCTCATCATCACTTAATCCTTGCCATGATGGTGCAGGGTGGGTGTAAAGTGGTATTTCTTTATTGACTGCCGCTATACTTCTAACAATTTCAGTCTTAAAGTCTAGTCTAAATCTACCTTCGCTATCCATCCACCCAACAGGTTCTTGTGTTTGCTGTTCTAATGCTTCTTTACAGGCTTGTAATGCTTTAATAGCTGGTTTACCACCATCTTCAATATCGCCCCAAGTTTCAGCATTAACTTTATGTTGAACAACTCCTATATATTGCTCTAACGCTTCAATCGCCATCTTTAATGCTTCGTCTTTAGTCATTGCGGTCTATCCTCCTCATCAAACGTCATGTCGCCATGTGGTATGTCATCATGCACAATCAATCCATCCTCATCTTCCTCAATAAAGCGTTGGCATATCACGCACCAGTATCCGTCATCTTTAGCCATATTATTGTCTGCCCATTTAGCTATCTGTTTACCACGGTCAAAGAACTCTTTAGTCATACAGTCTTTCCTATGTAGGTAGCCTTGCTGTCATTGAACTGCACCTCTATCTGACAGTCTTGCCCAGCGTTTCCATGATAAAGTTTAAACAACCCCACACAAATGGAAACTATACAAATGACTAGCAAAGTTGCTATCACTACTGTTGCTCTATCTACACTTCTATCTACATTACAATCACCGCAATCACACTTACGGCCTTGATCACAATTTTGGTTACACGGCATCGCTTTTCTCCCCTATTTCAACTATAGTAAACTTCTTTTTAGAATACCTTTCGGCAGCCTTACGAGACATAAACACAGGTAATACCCCAATCATGCCACTAGCAAACTTTAAGTCTATTGGCGTAGGGGCGCCAAGCATATTAACATCAGCTTTACGCTGTACAGCCATTACTATGAACATGTGTTCTTCTCCTTTAATGCTTGTTCAATAGCACGAGCATATTCAATTTCTTCAGGACTTCTACCTTCGTTTAAATATCTTTCATCATCACTTAATCCTTGCCATTCTTTCTTCGGGTATTGTGAATACACGGCGTCAAATATAGCCTTTAAAATCTCTTGCTTTGACGGAAAATCATCTAGCGCGTCTTTAGTGTTCATTTCAACTCCTCCATTGCAATATCAGAAATAGCCCGCTTGTCATGCAAGGCCGCCCAAATACGTTCGTCTACTGTTTTGTTAGCTAACAGTATGTAGCACCACACGTCATGCGCCTGGCCACTGCGATGCAGACGGCCTATGGTTTGTTCATACAACTCTAAGCTCCACGGCAGTGAGAAGAACACTATCTTACAGCCACCGTGTTGTAAGTTCAGGCCGTGGCCTGCTGACTTAGGGTGTATCAATAGCAGTTCAATCTCACCGTTATTCCATCGTTTGATGGCGTCAGGCTCGTCTATCGTCACGGCTTTAGGAAAGCGCTGCTTTAGCTTTTGCAGTTCCGCCTGGAAGTTGTACACCACGATAGTGTTGTCGTGTTGGTTTTCGTCCAGCAAGTCCTCTAGCATGCCGAACTTATGAAAGCTCAACCACTTCGTCTCAGCGTTGTCTTCTGTGTCGTAGATAAAGCCTGACGACAGTTGTTGTAGCTTAGACGTCAGCACAGCAGCGTTAACGGCGGTCAATGTTTTGCCGTCCAGCTCCATCACAAACGTCTTCTTAAAATGTTCGTACTCTTGTCGGTTAGGCAACTCGCACCGCACCTCTACCGTATGACATGGCGGTAACTTGTCGCTGTATTCGCCAGCCTCTAACACATACGTGGCAGGCTTAATAATCTGCATCACGTTCTTAAGCGCGTCAGGGCGTGGCTTCCAGTCATTAAAGTCTTTGTTCAGTAGCACAAAGTGTTGCTGTAAGAACGCACCCTTGCTACGGCCTAACAAGGTCTGATCGACTATCTTGCACTGGCCGAACACATCCTCTAGGCCGTTGCTGGTAAACGATCCGGTCAAGCCCCAGCGTATCGTAATCTTGTCCATCAGTTTAGCGATGGCCTTAAAGCGTTTGCCGGTTGGGTTTTTTAGCCTGGTTAGCTCGTCAAACACCACAGCATCAAAACCTTTCAATGTCTCCAACGATTGCAAGCTGTCGTAGTTCGTCACCACTACGTTAGCGTCGGTCTTGAACGCATCTTGGCGCTGCTTCTGTGTGCCTACTGCCACAACAAGTGACAGACGTGGCGCCCACTTAGGCTGCTCAACGGGCCACACGTCAGTGCAGACACGCTTAGGCGCAACGACTAGGAAGCGCTTAACAAGCCCCGCCTCGATAGCGTCCTGCATAGCAGTGAGCGTGATGGCCGTCTTGCCTGCGCCCACAGGCGCAAGTATCATGGCACGGTCATGCTCGTATATAAAGTCAGCCGCGACTTCTTGGTAGGGTCTAAGTTTTAGCATACGCGTTTATTCTTTGCCCTATCCATTTCATTACAGGTACGGCCATAGAGTTACCTAAAGCTTTGTATCTACTGCCGTCAGGCGTCTTTTCTTTAATGTTAGTGTAGTCATCCGGAAAGCCTTGTAAGCGTTCGCACTCGATTGGCGTCAACCTACGCACCCGCATATCAGTAAACAGCGATTGATCCTGCGTCGTACTTAACGTGAACGCAGTGTCACTGTTACCTAGGTAGCCTTTGCCGCCGCCTTCACAACCGCAACGTACTTTAAAAGCTGTAGCTATAGGCACGTTGCCTCCGCCAGTACCCCATCTTGCTGATACAGTTTGGCATGTCTCGCCCATTTCTTTTACACGGCTGTCCATAGGATGCGTTTCGTATACCGTAATTAAATCAGTAGCGTCTTTATAATCCCTAGCCTTCATTGTGCTGGCAGTTCCGTCTGTGCTGTACTCACCGAACGCAACAAGGCGGTTAGTAGTAGTTCCGGTAGTGGTTTCCCGCGCTTCTCTGCTCGGCGGATTATCCCGGCGCATGCAGTCGGACTCAAATAAAACTTCTGCGGCAGGTCGCCAGTCTCCAAGGTATCCGACAACAAACACACGTCTGCGTCTTTGGGCCACTCCGAAGTATTGAGCGTCAAACACTCGGTAGGCGAACCCATACCCGAGTTCAGCCAACGCCCCGAGGAAGGAGCCAAAATCCCGTCCACCATTTGAACTGAGGACACCTGGTACGTTTTCCCACACAAACCATTTGGGTTTATAGTGGTCAAGTAGTCCGCAATAGACGAGGGCGAGGTTGCCTCTAGGGTCGTCAAGTCCTTTTCTGAGTCCTGCAACTGAAAAGGCTTGGCAGGGTGTTCCGCCAACGAGAAGGTCGATTGATTCATTTATATTCCATTCCTTATATTTAGTCATGTCACCAAAGTTAGTGACGTCAGGGTAATGATGCGCTAATACTTCGCTAGGGTATTTCTCTATCTCTGAAAATCCAACGGGCTTCCACCCCATGTCGTGCCATGCTACTGTTGCTGCTTCTATGCCACTACAAACGCTTAAATAATTTAGCCCAGTCATCAATATCTTCCTTATTCCATAAACATGCGTATTTTTGATTTAGTCGTGTCACCTCTATGGCAAACACCTTTTGTAACTCAGACAGCTTACCGCCGTCAGTCTTTATCTCTACAAACCACGTATCCCCGTTAGGCAAACACGCCACTCGATCCGCCACACCCCGATGTGCTGGGCTTGTGAACTTGTAACTCTTACCGCCTAACTGCTCTACTATCTTCTTAAAATATGCTTCAACTTGTTTTTCTAACATGCTTGTCTCCCGTTGATGAATTAAATAATAACACAATAAAAAATATATTGACAACATTTATTTTTAATTGCTATACTGCAATCTCAATAGGTAATCTAAATTAAAGGAGAATAATAATGTTTCATTGGCTTGACTATAATTATCCAGGCAGTAATCAACAATTGGCGGCTAATCAAGTTGTAGAACTTGAAAAGGCTAAAAGCCAAAAGTATTTATACGTATATAAACATTCAAAAAATGGCATTACATTAGGGTTTGAACCGCACCCCGCAATGAACATGTTTGATACCGTAATTATCGGTAAGATTAAAATGGAGAAAGTATAATGAAACATTCTTCAGTAGTTGGCGGCTCAACCGCTAAACGTGTTATTGCTTGCCCTGGCTCAGTTGCACTCTGCGACAAGATGCCTCCACGCCCTTCTAGTAAATACGCCGATGTAGGCACGTTGCTACATAATGTGATTGCAGACGTATTAGACAAAGGCTTTGCGCCTGAGCATTACCTTGGCACCACGTACGAAGACCAAGTGCTGACGCAAGAGCTAATAGACGACAAAATTAAACCTGCCTTGGCTGCGCTTGATGCCATTGACCCACTCAAAATAATGGAATATGCCGTAGAGACACGCGTAGGCTTTGGCGACTTCCTGCCTGACGTGTTCGGATCGACTGACTTTTTAGGTCGCATCGGTAACACTGCCTATGTATTAGACTGGAAGTTTGGCGACGGTGTAGCCGTTGAGGTAGAAGAAAACCCACAGTTGTTGTTCTATGCAGCGGCGGCCATGCGAACTAAAGACGTGGCGTGGGTGTTTGAGAACGTCGATACCATTGAAATGGTAATCGTGCAGCCACCTATGGTTAAACGCTGGCAAACGACGCCTGAGCGCGTCAAACAGTTTGAGAGTGAACTAGCCTTAGCTGTGCGCCTAGCGCAGTCAGAGGACGCTAAACTATCGGCTGGCGACCATTGCCGTTGGTGTGCGGCCAAGCCTATCTGCCCACAGATGACCGGCGCAGTTGACCGTGTGTTGCACTCCAAACTTGATGCGTTGCCTGTGGCACAAATCGGTGTATACTTACAGAACGCTGACGTGCTAGAACAGTGGATAACTGATTTACGTGCGCTTGCGTTCCAATTATTAGAGACTGGTAAACCAGTCCCAGGTTACAAGCTAGTTGCCAAACGTGCGACTAGACAATGGGTGAATGAGACGGATGCCAAGGCAGCCCTGCTCAAGAACCTACCCGAAACTGAAGTGATGGAGTCCTCACTAATCTCTCCAGCTAAAGCCGAGAAGGTGCTTAAAAAGCACGGTCTTACTTTACCGGAAGGAACTGTCGTCGCCATCTCCTCAGGTAGTACGCTGGCAAACGAGGATGACCCTCGCCCAGCATTGTTGCAAATTGGCCAGCAACTTACCGCCGCGCTCAATAAAATAATCTAAAGGAAATTAATATGTCAAACGTAACAACTTTTTCACAAGCAAACCTTCCAGCCGTAGCCTCACTAAGCACAGCCCTTCGTTCATTAGAGAATGACGTTACGCCAGCAGGCGTAGCTATTCTTAAAATGGACAAGACTGGCCACTGGGTATACGGTGCTGACCAAACTGAAATCGAAGACGACTCAACTTGGGCAGTTAACCCTTTCTCATTCGTTCACGGCTTTATTGCCTGGGGCGACGGTGAAGTGTTAGGCGAGAAAATGGTATCGGTATCACAACCGTTACCTGAACTAGAAGGTGCGCCCTCTGCTGCTAAACGCGGTTGGGAAACACAAGTAGGTCTATCCTTGAAATGCTTAACCGGTGAAGACAAGGGCTTAGAAGTGCGCTTCTCTACAACGTCTGTTGGTGGTAAACGCTCAGTGCAAGCACTAGCCGTAGCCATTGCAAATCAAGTAGAGGCTGATCAAAACAAACCAGTCCCAGTTATCTATCTTAAAAAAGAACACTATCAACACAAGTCGTACGGCAAAATCTATACGCCAGTGTTTGACATTGTTGAATGGGTAGGCATGGCTGCTGATGCTGAAACGGCTACGAATGAAGCCGATGAAGCTACGCCTGCTGAAACTGGTCGTCGTCGCCGTGCAGGAGCATAATATGAACTTTAACTTTACAGTAGAAGAAATGAACGGCATCTTGGCTATCTTAGCTAAACAACCGTTCGAGCAAGTAACCGCCATCATTGAGAAGATACGCCAACAAGCTGTCGCTCAAATGCAACCGGCACCGCAAGAAGCCGACAAGGACGCTGAATAGTGATCTTGTGGGTTGATTTTGAAACCCGTAGCCGCTGTGACTTACTTAGTCATGGCGGCTATAACTACGCTCAAGATGCCAGCACCGATGTGTTGTGCATGTCCTACGCGTTTGACGATGGTGACGTCACTACATGGATACCAGGCCAACCTTTCCCCGATGAAGTGCGACACTTCAAGGGTCAGATACGCGCACATAACGCTGCGTTTGAGAGGCTAATCTTTTGGTATGTCCTACAAATTAACTTTGATATTACCCAATTCTATTGCACGGCATCGCAAGCCCGTGCTAACTGTGCGCCTGGCTCACTAGAAGACGTAGGCCGTTTCTCCGGTGCTACCATGCGTAAAGACCACCGAGGTAAGCAGTTGATCCGTCTGCTGTCTATCCCTCGCGCTGATGGCACCTTTAATAACGACCCGACCTTGATGGCCGAGATGATTGCTTATTGTGAGCAGGACGTTAAAGTCATGCGTACTATCTCTAAGGCCATGCGTAATCTGTCCGATGACGAGCTGCGTGACTACCACATCAACGAGACAATCAATGACCGTGGTGTGTTGCTAGATAGGCCATTGGCCGACTCTGCTATACGCTACGCGAGTATAGAGCTAGAGGAAATCGAGCGCATCGTGACTGAAGTGACTAAGGGTGCGATTACATCTGTACGCTCCCCGCGTATGCGTGAGTGGGTGCAAGAGCGTGTTGGCCCTGAAGCCCTGAAACTAATGACAACGTATAAAGAGGGCGAGAAAAAGATGTCGATTGACAAGTCTGTTCGCGCTAATCTTTTACTACTTGCAGAGGAGAACCCCGATGAAGTACCGAGCGACGTTGCGGACGTCATACAATGCGCGGACGACTTATGGGCGTCCTCGGTTGCGAAGTTCAACCGATTATCTCAGCTTGCTGACGTCGAGGATGACCGCGTACGAGGCGCCTTTGTCTTTGCCGGCGGTAGCGCGACTGGCCGTGCATCTAGCTATGGGGCGCAAGTTCATAACTTTACGCGCCGCTGTGCTAAAGAGCCTGACGAAGTAAGGCAGGCTATGGTGCGTGGCCACGCTATCGTGCCTAAGTTTGGCCGACGTGTGACTGACGTGCTAAAAGGTATGTTGCGTCCTGCGCTAATCCCTGCTAAAGGCAAGTCGTTAGTCGTAGCGGACTGGAACGCAGTAGAGGCCAGGCTAACCCCTTGGCTATCTAATGACCCACGCGCTGACGAGGTGCTGGACGTGTTCAGATCAGGCCGTGACATCTACGTGAGAGAAGCGGCTGGTATATTCCACCTGCCTGAAGACGAGATTACATCTGATAAACGTCAGATTGGTAAGGTCGCTATTCTTAGCTGTGGCTTTGGCGGTGGCGTGGGTGCGTTCGGTGCGATGGGTCGTAACTACGGCATTATCCTAACCGAGTCTGATGCCAAGCGCACCGTTGATGCGTGGCGCCGTGCTAATCAGTGGGCGGTGAACTATTGGCAGAAGCTAGAGGAAGCGTATACCCGTGCGCTGCGTAATACTGGCAGAGAATTTAGTGCAGGCCGCGTGACATACTTATACGACGGTGTGCATTTATGGTATGCTTTACCCTCAGGTCGAGTGCTTTGTTATCCATTTGCAAAACTTGAGCCTGACGGTGTGACCTATGCTAAAGCAGCATGGAAACCTGCCGCTGATGCCACCGAGTGGCCTAGAGCTAGATTATGGAAAGGTTTAGCGTGTGAGAACATCACGCAAGCCGTTGCTAACGACCTACTCCGACACTCACTGAGATTGATTGACGATGTAATTCTGCACGTACACGATGAGATTGTCGTAGAGACGGATAAACCGGATGAAGTTTTGCAACAAATGAGCGATGTGATGTGTACGCCACCTGATTGGGCTAAGGGTTTACCCTTGTCCATTGAGAGTAGCGTTATGTTGCGTTATGGTAAGTAAATAAAAAAAGACCGCCTTGCCGGGCGGTCTTCACTGGAGTATTGCTATGGAGTTCTTAGACTATATCACAAAAATTGCCCCTGAGGGCGAAACTGTGTTATTTGTGCGACAAAAACCGCTATTAGACGGCGGTGTGTTGCAATTTCACAACGATGGCGCAATCAAATGCACTTGGCCAGCGTATCTGCCTGAACAGGCCAAGATCAAAAAGGGTGACGCTTGGTATGCTAACACGGCCTGCTTTATTCTAGACCGTTTCAAGGACGGTAAAGTTTCCGCGTCAAGTGCAAATTGTGAGCGCGTTGCGTTCATGGTGCTAGACGACATCGGTACGAAATCTAAAGTGCCACCTATTGAACCTACGTGGATTATCGAAACGTCACCGGATAATTACCAGTGGGGCTATACCTTTGCCCTAGATGACCAACCTTTAAAGGGAGATTTTAGTGCGGCTATTAAAGCAATCGCTGAGGCAGGTTATACAGATGGCGGTGCAATTAACCCTGTTCGTAACTTTCGTATGCCTGGCAGCGTCAATCTTAAGCCTAATCGTGATAACTTTGCATCGCGCCTTGTAGAGCTACACCCTAACCGTGAGTTTAGCTTACCCCAAATATGTGTAGCGTTAGGCGTTACACCTGAGCCTGCCGACACAGCCACCCTTGCTACCATTCGCCTTAAAGACGATGGCGGCGATGATGTATTGAGCTGGATGAATAGCAACGGCATGATTATATCGCCTAAGAACGGCGAGGGCTGGGTAGGTGTCGTGTGTCCTAATCACGCGTCCCACAGCGATGGCAATCCTGAAGCTAGGTATAAGCCCCTAGACCGTTCTTACTGCTGTTACCATGAACATTGTCAAGAGCTAGACAGCAAGACCTTCTTAAATTGGGTTGCCGAGAACGGCGGCCCTAAGCATACTCACGGCTTGCGTGAGGAATTACTGGCGGACGTTATGCACACAGCCCTATCTAAACTTGAGCCTTCCGATATATTCTCACACGATGCCGACGACATCATCGCCGACGTAGAGCGTAAAGAGCTAGGCCGTATTGAAAAGGCAGACTGGTATAAACGCTTTGCCTATATACAAGAGGACGACGCTTATTTTGACCTGCAAGACCGTAGAGAGGTGAGCCGTTCTACCTTTAATGCCTTGTTCCGCCACATTGACTGCCGTTCTATCCATACCGCCGCGCGAGTGTTGCCGGCTGTGTCCTATGATGAGAACCGTCAGACTATGGGTGCTAAAGCCCTAGTTGGTATTACCTATGCTGCCGGCGAAACCGTGCTTGTGTCCCGTGATGGTGATATATACGGCAACCGCTGGCGCGATGCACGGCCTGAGGGTTTAACGGCTGGCGATATAACACCTTGGCTAGACCATGCTCGGACACTTATACCTAATGAGGAAGAACTAGAGCATATTTTTAATGTTATGGCCTATAAAGTGCAACACCCTGAGATTAAGATTAACCATGCTGTCTTACATGGCGGCGATGAGGGTAGCGGTAAAGATACCTTTTGGGCCCCGTTCCTATGGGCTGTCTGTGGCAATAACTTGCGTAATCGTGGCATTATGGATAACAACAGCGTGAACTCACAATGGGGTTATCAGCTAGAGAGTGAGATTTTAATTATCAATGAGCTGAAAGAGCCTGATGCTAGTGCGCGTAGGCAGTTGGCTAACCAGTTGAAACCTATCATAGCCGCACCGCCTGAGATGCTACCTATCAACCGCAAGGGCTTGCACCCTTACATGATGCTTAATCGTGTTTTCGTTCTAGCGTTCTCGAATGACCCTGTGCCTATCAGCCTCGCTTCACAAGACCGTCGCTGGTTTTGCGTGTGGAGTCAAGCCCCTCGTATGCAACCGGATGAGGCCGCTAAGCTATGGCGCTGGTATAAGGCTGGCGGCTTTAGTGCTATTGCCTCGTGGCTTGTGTCTCGTGATGTAAGTAAATTTAACCCTAGTGCCGCCCCTATGTGGACAGAGTTCAAGGCCAATCTAGTTGAGCATGGTATGAGCATGGCGGAAAGTTTCCTAGTAGAGCAAATGCGCAACCGTGTGGGCGAATTTACGCGCGGTGTTATCGGTAGCCCGTTCCACTCTATCTGTGATAGGTTAGCGGGTGCCGCACCGAGTGGCGTTAAGGTGCCTCAGGCCGCGTTATTGCATGCGTTAAAAGAGGCGGGTTGGGTTGATTGCGGGCGCTTAAAATCGCGCGAGTATGACAGCAAAAAACATATATATTGCGCCCCCGATTTAGCAGACATGCCCAAGTCTGAATTAAGGCGGGCTGTCGAAGTAAACGAGCCGCCAAAGATGGTTGTTGTAAAATAGATAAGGGGTTAGCCTAGGGCGGTTTGTTTAAATCGTTCCTAGCGCGTTATATGAAATAGAAAAACGGCCTTATAGGCCGTTTTTTGTTAGATGTCGAGGATTATTGCAATTAAGGCTGCAATTAAAGCCGCAAGGGCTAGCAGCATAGTTAAGCCCTTAGTTTGTTATCAGATAGCCACGCACTAACATAACTTGCCGTAGTGGTTGAGGTTGTATACGGCCTAAAGTGTTTAGTTCTGTCTTTTACCATAGCGGCAACCTTAAACACTTTGCGCGGGGTTAGCCCTTTGTGCAGCATGGCCTCATTAAAATCCGCCTCAAAATGCGTGTTGGTTGCTTTATCAAGTAACTTATAGCGCCCGTTGCCCTGCCAGTTAGCGGGTAACGTATCCGCCTTAGGCTTGGGCGCTGGTTTATGCGTTAAATCATCCAAGGCTTGTAACGCTATGGCGTAAATATGGTTTTTAACGTTTTCTTCGTTTTCTACGCACTCCGCATAATGGTGCGCCTCGTTTTCAATTACATACTCAAGCACTTTTAAAATGTTTGTTGTTTTCATTGTTGCGCCCCTTTTGAATGTAATACATGGGTTACAGTCCAGCCGTCAATATCTACTTGCTGCCAGTCGCCGCCGTCAATCTCATTCGCTAATTTTACGGCTTCGTCCACGCTGTCGGCTTCTATGTCAATTCGTAAAACGGTCGTATATTCTGCATAGGCTTCAAATGTTGCCATGTTACATACTCCTTAAATAATTGATAAATTCCGCCTTAGCCGCGCGGGTGCTGTAAAAGTAGAATTGCCTTGTTACTAAGTAGCCGTTATGCACAGCGCTTAATACTAACGCCCCGTTGTGTTTGTTTTTGTTGATTGTTATATCCATGATTAAGCCGCCTCGCTTTCTTCGTAGTTGCGTTCATTAGTTGCGCACCATTGCTCAAGTTCGTATAGGCTTTGGCCGTTTACGTCGATAAATTCTTCGCCACCGCTTTCATACTCAGTCCAACACGCTTGCACTTTATCGCTGCCCAAGTCTATAAACAGGCTAAACGGGTAATCTTCTAGCCAAAGGTAAACGTTGCCATTCGACATATTTACATCTATTTGGCCATAGCCGCTTACATCCATACCCAAGCGGCTAGCCTCGGTAATTAGTAACGCGGCTTTTCTTAGTTCGTTATTGCTTAATACGTTTGAGATTTCCATGTTAATCACTCCCTTAAATTGTTGCGATAAAGATTAAAGTTAAAAGAATTACAGCAAATGCCACAGCGCCCACAATATCCCAGGCGGTTAGCTTTTCTTCGGTGTTTACGTTTTTGTAGTCTTTCATAATCATTTTTTAAGCCCCCATATATAAAAAGTAAAGCACAGCCAAAACAGATACAACAATAAAAAGTAAGCCCATAATTATTCCGCCTTAACAGTTAATAAGTTCATGGCCATATACAACCAAAAACACGCACCCAATGTTTGAGTGATTAAAATTGCACCGCTATCAACATTTAACGCGCCAAGCAAAAAGTGGCCAATGGCCATTAAAGAATATAAAACCACTTCGAATTGTTTTGAGTTTGACATTTTTAAGCCCTTTTAAGTGATAGTCCACAAAGCGCGAACCGTTAAATAAGAGTGTAAAGGATTGTTTTACACTTTGCAAGCACTTTGTGCGAAATAGTTAAAAATAGTTATTTGTGGACAATGTGGATAAAAGTGTGGACAACGGATTTGGGTGTGATTGTCCACGCGCAACGCATTGGGGCGCAAGGCTTGGATGGGTTTGTGGATAATGTGGACAATCTTTTACTGTTACCTTTAAATTATATATCTATATGAGAATGATTATCATGTAGCGATGTAGGCGCAACGGCTAGCGACTAAAAAGGCATTGTCCACATTGTCCACATGACCCACAAAATCCGCCCCGTGTATTTTGCAAACTGCAGTTTGTGGACAATGTGGACAACCTCAAAACAGATTGTCCACATTGTCCACAAACTAAAACGCCCTAGCAAAATGCACCAACCAAAACAGAGTTGTCCACATTGTCCACACTGTCCACACTCTGCTGCCTGCTGTAAGGCTTTTCTTTACAGCCTGTCAGCTGGCAGCAGGTTTCTGTTTGCATTTTGATGGGGGGG